ATATATATATAAATGTTTATGAATATATTATACTAGTAATAATATGATATTAAAATATCAAAAATATTTAGTAATGATGATATTATTTTTAGCTAATTCATTATTATCAATTACATTTGGATTTTTTCATAAATATTGGTACGCATATATTTTTATATTAGCATTAACCTCTTTATTAAATTCTTTTAGTGCGATTATATTAATCTTTAAAAAAATATTTTCTAATAAAACATCTGATAATTTAAAATTTTTATTAAATTCAACTAATTATATATATGTAATTCCTTGTTATAATGAATCAGAACAAGAATTAATAAATACGATTAATTCTGTAGTACTACAAAAAAAACATAAAAATGATAAAAATTGTATAATTATAGTATGCGATGGTAAAGCACTTGGTTCTGGAAATTTGTTAAGTACTGACCAAATTTTATTAAAAAAAATATTTGAAAATAAATGTATACCAAATAAATTAAAATATACAACATGGGATAATAGAGAAAATACATTAGAAGTATATAACGGCGAATATGCTTTTAAAAATAATACAATGAAATATATATTGTTAATAAAAAATATTAATTATGGAAAACGTGATTCTTTAGTATTAATCCGCAAATTGTGTTATAATTATAATATAAATATTGATAATGACATAATGTTATCGTATGATTTGTTTCATAATATAAAATATCAATTAGACGCAATATTCGGAGGAACAATTAAATATATAATAGGTGTAGATGCAGATACTATTTTAGATTATAATTGTTCAAATGAGTTAATTTTTTCAATTGAAAAAGATCCAAATATTCATGGATGTGTAGGATATGTTGATGTAAATGTTCAAAGTCATCCAACTGATTTATTTATCTTATATCAATATGGGGAATATATGTATGAACAATGTTTGAAAAGAAATGCGCAATCTCAAATAACTCATAAAGTAAATTGTTTATCTGGGTGTAATCAAATTTTAAGAATTTCTGAAGAAACATGTGGAAATGCAATATTAACGCGATTTTATTATTTGCCAAAAGATACAGACAATTTATTTATACATATTAGAAGTGTTGCGAGTGAAGATAGAAATCATGTTTGTTTAATGTTATCAATGTATCCTTATGTTAAAACTATACAAAATTTAAATGCGATTGCGTACACTAATGTACCAACAACATTAAGGATATTTTTATCACAACGAAGAAGGTGGAGTTTAGGTGCAAATTTAAATGATTTAATGATGTTATTTATGCCAAATATTCATATTTTTGAAAGAATTGCAGCATTTATTAATATAACTATTTACAGTTTGACACCATTTATTTATATAGCCACAATATTTTTTTTAATAAGTTTATTCACGAATCCATCTTATCTAATGTTATTATTATCAATAATTATGATTATTCCTTACATTTATGGATTATTAATTCCAATTTATATAAAACCAATGATAATTAGAAAAGTTGTTTATTATTATTTTTCATTAATATTTTTTATTTTAGTTGGTTCAACCTTTAATTTAACAACATACTTTTATTCATTGGCGGGTATGGATAATATTAAATGGGGTAAAACAAGAACAAATGACAACTCAGTTATTATTTTACCAGAAGATGATTTTTGGTATGATACAAGTGACTTGGGAATTGTAGAAAAGACACATACAAATACAAATACAGATACAAATACAAATACCTATATAACTATAATAAATAATAATACTATTGAATATATTGTTTAACTATTTCAAAATCTAAAATAATATATTCATTATTCTTTTTATCAGTTAATGTGTCTGAAAATTATTTAATCATCTATTAACTTTCTAATTATAACTATAGAGTTATAGTTTAAAGATAATATATGTATATTAAGTATATTTAATCATATTTATAAAATGATGATGAATGATGAAAATATGACTATTAATGAGTATGAAAGAACAACAATGATTAAAAATTTAACTCAAAATGGTGATGTTATTAAATGCGGAGAAAAACTTATTTTTAATCCTTATAATTCTGATAACAAAGAGATTACATTGAATGAAGTTCAATCTATTCTAACCAGACACGGAATTACGGCAAAAGTCCATAATTTAGAATTATACAAACGCGCGTTCGTTCATCGGTCTTATATGAAACGTCCTGAATTAGAAAATATTGCGGCGAATATTGTCATTCCTAACCGACCAGAAAATTGCATTGAATTAAAGACGAAATCAAATGAAAGGTTAGAATTTATTGGCGATGGCGTATTAGAATTAATTACTAAATATTATCTTTACCGCCGATTTCCAAAGGCAGATGAAGGGTTTATGACTGAGAAAAAGATCGCTTTGGTAAAAAACGAACATATTGGTAAATTGGCATATGATATGCAAATTAATAAATGGTTAATTATTTCTAAACATGCCGAAGAGAAAAAGATACGCACTAATTTGAAAAAATTAGGGTGTCTTTTTGAAGCATTTATTGGTGCACTTTTTTTAGATTTTAATAAAATTTCAGTAGAAGATGAGCATGGATGGTTTAAAAATGTGTTTGTAACAGGTCCAGGATTTCAGATGGCGCAAATTTTTGTTGAAAATGTTTTAGAAAAATATGTTGATTGGACCAAACTTATTAATACTGACGATAATTATAAGAATATTCTACAAGTGAAAATTCAGAAAGAATTTAAAACTACCCCTGATTATTTAGAGATTTCGCACGATTTAGACAATGGATATAAAATGGGCGTTTTTCTATGCGTTGGAAAACCACTTCATCAAATGAAATTAACAGATGCTAAAAAGTTTAGTTATTATGGTTCTTTTATTAAAATTCAAAATGAATTAATTGAACACGACAATGTGTTTGTTTTTCTTGGAAGTGGAACACATAAAATAAAGAAAAAGGCAGAACAAATTGCATGTGAAATTGCTATTAAGCAAATAGAACCAGAATTAATAGTTTAATAGTTTAATAATATTAGATTAGATTAGATTTATATTAGAAATATTTTATATATTAATTCTATAGAACATGTCTTCTGCTCTTTTAGCAAAACTTAAAATAAAACCAACTCCTCAATTAAAAATTCCGATTGAAATTAGTATACCTATTCCAGAAGAAAGAAAAAATATACAAGTAAAAACAACTATTATTGATAAAAGTAAAGATAGTTTTTTTGATCGTGATTTATTTTTCAGGGATGTTGTAGAAAAATATACTGGGAAAGATAAAGAACAAACTATCGTATCTGAAATCGAACCATTAGAACCGGTTTCAGCGCCTGAAAAGGTAGTAAAAAAGAATCTCGGTAAAGTAAAATTAAAGATTGTAGAAAAACAACCACAACTACAACTACAAGAAGAAGAAGAAAAAGAAGAAGAAGGAACTGAAACTCCTGAAAAAAAAGAAAAACTTTCTCTAGAAAAACGTTTAACGAAACCTCCAATTGGTGTTATTAAAGAAGGACCGGTTTCACTTTTAAAAATCGGAACTGAAACTATTGGGACACGTGTAGATAAAGATAAACAAATTATTGTAAGTGCCTCTTCATATTATATGAATAATAGACAAATTTTCATTAATTTTATGTCATCGTTATTTAGTAAATATAAAGAAGAACTTGTCATAGAATCAGAAGCAGATACATCTTGCAGTAAACGAAGTGAAGGGTTTTCATTAATGACACATCAAAAAATAGTGCGCGACTATTTGAGTTTATATACACCTTATAGAGGTCTTTTATTATATCATGGATTAGGGTCAGGAAAAACGTGTTCTTCCATTGCTATTGCTGAAGGTCTTAAAACAAATAAACAAATTGTTATTATGACACCTGCTTCTTTGAGAATGAATTATATTGAAGAACTAAAAAAATGTGGCGATAGTTTATACCGTAAAACACAATTTTGGGAATTTATTAGCATTAAGGAACGAGAAGAATTAGTAGAATCACTTTCAAAAGTTCTATCACTGTCGGTTGAATATATTAAAAAGCAGAATGGAGCATGGTTAGTAAATGTAAAAAAATCTCCAAATTTTGATACTTTAACATCATTAGAAAAAGTGAGTTTAGATAATCAATTAAATGAAATGATTAGATATAAGTATAAATTTATTTCTTATAATGGTCTTCGTAAATCCCATTTAGAAACATTAACAAACAATTTCAAAGAAAATCCATTTGATAATAAAGTTGTTATTATTGATGAAGCACATAATTTTGTAAGTCGCATTGTAAATAAGGTCGGGAAGAAAAAAACGGATTCATTGTCCATGCAATTATATGAATATTTAATGACGTCACAAAATGCCCGTATTGTTCTATTAACCGGAACGCCTATAATTAATTATCCAAATGAACTTGGAATACTTTTTAATATTTTGCGCGGTAAAATTAAAACCTGGCATTTTAAATTAACAATAAGTAGCGATAAAAAAGTAACCGAAGAGTATTTGAAAAAACTTTTAACTTTAAGTGGAAATTCAATGGATTATTTAGAATATAAACCAACTTCGACGACTTTAACAATCACACGTAATCCATTTGGATTCATAAATCAAATAAAAAACAATGATTATGAGGGAGTATCATCAGATGAACGCGGAAATATAGATGATGCTCCATTTATAAAATTTATTACAAATACTTTAAAAAAACAAGGAATTAGTATTCAACCACGAGGCATTAAATTAGATGCTTATAAAGCATTACCAGATACATTAGATGATTTTAAAAAATATTTTATTGATGATAAAAATGAGGTTAAAAATATGATAATGTTTAATCGCCGTATATTAGGGTTAACTTCTTATTTTCGAAGTGCACAAGAAGGATTAATGCCAAAATTCGAAAAAAGCACTGATTTTATTATAGTTAAAAATGAAATGAGTCCATTTCAATTTGGAATATACGAAGAGGCTCGTTCGTCCGAACGTAAATTGGAAATGAATAATGCCAAAAAAAAGGCAAAGAAAAAGGGAAAAGAAGATGATATTTACGATGATGCATCTTCTACTTATCGTATTTTTTCACGTTTATTTTGTAATTTTGTATTTCCTAGACCCATGATTACACGCCCAATGCCTTCCGGCGATACGCTTGAAAACACAATTATGAATGAAAATAATGACGAGGATGTTGTTGATATTACAAGTGATGAAGATAAAATTGCTAATATTGATGGAAAATATGAAGCAGACGAAGTATATACAGAGGATGACGGTGAAACCCGCGAGGAAAAAAAAGATGAAATTTTTGTAGAACCCAAACGATCTAAAAAGGATATGAAACAAGCATATGAAAAAGCAATTAATTTTTCATTGAAAAAACTTGATGAGAATAAACAAAAATATTTAACACCTGAAGCGCTACAAATCTACAGTCCAAAGTTTTTGAGTATATTAGAAAATGTAAAAGATTCCTCACATAAAGGATTGCATTTGATTTATAGTCAGTTTCGGACATTAGAAGGAATCGGAATTTTAAAAGTAATTTTAGAAGCAAATGGATTCGTACAATTTAAACTTGTAAAAGAGCGCGAAAAATGGAACATAGATATTAGGGAAGAAGATAAAGGGAAACCGACTTTTGCTTTATATACAGGAACTGAATCATCAGAAGAAAAAGAAATGGTGCGTAATATTTTTAATGGAAACTGGAAATATATTCCTACTGAGATTTCAGAACAATTACAAGAACAGTCCTTAAATAACATGTATGGAGAAATAATTAAAGTATTTATGATTACTGCATCAGGCGCTGAAGGTATTTCACTTGAAAATGTGAGGTATGTTCATATTACTGAACCCTATTGGCATCCTGTCCGCACTCAGCAAGTGATTGGTCGTGCCCGTCGTATTTGTAGTCACCAATATTTACCAAAAGAATTGAGAACAGTTACTGTATTTTTATATTTAATGATTTTATCAGAAGAACAAAAGAAAAGTGACGAATCAATTGAACTCCGATTAAAAGATAAAAGTAAACGGGATAATAAAACACCAGTTACTACTGATGAGGCATTATATGAAATTGCAACTATTAAAGAGGAAATTTCTGAAAAATTATTACAGTCCGTGAAAGAATCCGCAATTGATTGTGCGTTACATTCTAAATTTGGAGCAAAAGAGCAATTACAGTGTTTTTCCTTTGGTTCGCCTAGTTCGGATAGATATGCTTATCTTCCATCATTTGCCGACGAAGAACCAGATGTAGTTGCTGCAAAGAACCGCATTGAATTTAAATGGAAAGGGGTAGAGGTTACGATTGATGGAATCAAATATGCGCTTAATAGACAAAATAATAATGTTTATGATTTTGATAGTTATTTGCGCGGTCAACCGGTTCAAATTGGCGTATTAAAGATTTCTGGAACAGAAAAAAAAGAGACATATAAACTTGAACGAATATAAAGATAATGAGAGAAATTGAAGAATAATTAAATGTATAATAATATAAAGATATTCTTATTAATATAATATATCAATAAGAATATACGTTTATTTAGTTGTTAAATAAATAAGATGCAAA